CGGATGTGCCTGGTCCACGGTGGCGCCAGGCACTCCTTCTACGGCGGCGAACACGAGCGGCAACAGCTCCAAGAGCCGGTCCACGGCACGGTCGTCGAACGCGGCCACCAGGTACACCACGAACCGCGCCTCGGTGGGATCGCTCGAGTAGGTCTCCCACGTCAGCGTCGGCGGCCCGACGATTGACGCAGGCGGCTCTGGCGGCACGCCGTAGGGGTGCAGTCGAATCCCTGCGCCGATGAGTGGTTCAAGTGCCTCCCGGAGCGCGGCGAGGGCCTCGGTCGCGGTGGCGCTCATCCGACAATCGCCTTTGCCCAGCGACCAATGCGAAGCAACCGATCGATGTCCGGGTCGAACGACGGGATACGTGCGGAACCGAGTTCGCCCATGGCGACCAGCGCGTCGGGGGACTTGCGGCGGGTGTACCAGCGCCCGGCCAGCCGCAGCGTGCCGAGCGCGAGATCAGCTGTCGGGTCGGGGAGGTCCGACAGCGGATCCGCGTCATAGTTGAACTGGGGCCGCACGCCCTCGACGAACGACACCGAGGCGTCGAGCACCCGCTGAAGAGCCACATCGTTGCGGTCGTCCACGATGTCGTTCATGTCGCTCTTCAGATCGGCGAGAGGTGGCGGCCACATGGTCAGCTCCTCACGCGCCGAGGCGGACCGCGGCGACGGTGAGCGTCACGACCGCCGAGTAGGTCACCGCCACCGAGGCGTCGTTCAAGCCCTCGTTGGGTACGGGGATCACTGCGGTGTCGCCGGCCAGTACCGGCACGGCCACACCACCGACGGTCACGGTCTGCGTCACGCCGGCACCGTTGATCGCGATGAGCGCCACAGTGGACGACTCCCAGCCGCCGAACGACTTCGTGGCCGACGCGACGGTGTCGCCACCACCGGTGGCGGCTGTGAATGTCACGTCCGCGTTGCCTGCGCCGGTGACCTCCTGGATGGTGATCGCTGCCATGATCTAGCCCTCCTGCTTGGTGGTGTCGAGTTCCCAGCCGCGGTCGGTGAGGATGTGTCCGGCGGCCCGCATCGGTTCCCGAGGTGGCGTCCGGTACTCGCGTACCGGCTCACGGCCCTTCGGGGCGCTGGCCGGCTCGGTCAGGTTCTCGTCGACCGCGCCGCCAGTGGCCAGCTCGGCGCGCGCCTGCTCCGCGTTGTGGTCCTGCTCCCGCTCGGTGTCGGTCAGCTCGGCAGGACGGTCGGACGTCTTGTTGGGCTGCGACGTCCGACCGCCGCTACCGCGCTTACGGGCCGGTGCCATGGGATCAGCTCGCGGTGTGCCGGATGCCGACCAGGCCAACCGGCCGGATTACCTTGCACGCGAAGTAGCCGTACAGCGCGAGGTCGATCTTCGCCGGGCCGTTCCGCTCCTCGAACCGGAACATCAGCAGCGCGGACTCCCAACCCCACACGTCGGCTGCGTTGAAGGCGATCACGTCGGCGTCGCCGGCCGCGTTGCCGGTCATCGACCACGTCGGCTGGTAGGGCAGGCCGTCGATGTCGTAGCCCTTGACGTTCGGGTTGCTCGTGCCGATGGAGTTCTGCGCGCCGATGAACGGCAGCAGCGGTCGGCCGGTGGTGTCCTTCGCCGCGGCGAAGGAACTGGTCGCCTCCTGGGAGATGTGCGCCCGGTCCAGCTGGCCGAACCGGCGGAACGGGTACAGCGCGGTCGCCGCGCGAACACCGTCGAGCAGCTCGTCACCCTGCCCGGACGTGACCGACGCCTGCGCGCCGGACGGGACGAACCCGGAGGTGATCGTGCCGCCGACACCGCCCGAGCCGTTGAGCTCCGAGTAGACGATGCCGTCGGTCTGCTGGCTGTACGACTCGTTCATCGCCGCCATGGCGATCGCGTCGATCGCGGGGTTCGCCGAGTCGACGATCTCGCGGGTCAGCTCGAACAGGCCGGAGATCGCGGTGGGGACCACCGTGACCACGCCGAGGGTCAACGTGCCGCCGGTCGGATTGGTGCCCTCGACGTGCGTGCCGGTGGCGCCGGACGTGGACACGAACGCGGGGATGTTGAACGGGGTCGCGTCGGCCAGCGTGCCGCGCGACAGGCTGTCCATGAGCGGACGGCCCTTCATCAGCTGCGTCACGTACATGTCCGGTCGGTAGCCCGGCGCGATCACCTGGGAAGCGTTGCCGGTGGTGATCGCGAACTCCGTGGTGCCGGGCACCATCGCGTCCTTCGCGGACTCCTGCGTCTGCAGGCCGAACTTCCGCAGGCGCTCCGCGGCCTCGTGGTCGCCCTCGGTGCGGGCCTTCCACGTGTCGCGGACCAGGGACGGGCCGCTGCCGTTCATCAGGTACACGGGCGCCTCGCGCACCGACTGGAGCCGGCCGGCCGGAACGACCTGCCGCTCCGGGACGCCCTGAGGCTGCGGGAGGTGAGCGAACGCCTCGGTGACCGCGGTCTTCATCGCCTCCGTGAGGCCAGCGGTGAAGGCGGCGAAGTCGGGTGGGACCGGCGCGGCCGGTGCGGCCGGCGTCGGGGCGAGCGGCTGCGGTGCGGCCGGTGCGGTCATGGCGGGTGTGTCCTCTCGTCGTGCTGCGACCGACGCCACCCGGGCGTCGTCGAAAGCGGGCATCGCCGTAATGGCGACCTTGCGCAAGGTGGCGCTGTGGACCAGGCGCACGGAGTTGTCGTCGGGATGGGCAGTCCAGCCGTCTGCCTCGCTGTCGAACGTGACCGACACGGAGAACCCGTCGTAGACGCCGTCCTCGGCTAGCGCGAGGATGTCGTCGCCCTGGCTTCCGCGGGCCACCTTGAACGAGCCGCCCAAACCAGCGGCGCCGTTCGTCAGGGTGACCGCACGGCCCAGCTCAGAGCCGTACTCGTGGTCGCGGTCGAGCTTCACGCGGGACTCGGCGGCCCAGTGCAGCGAGCCGGGCGCGAACATCCACTTGTAGCCGCGGGAGTAAGCGACCGCGTTCCACGGGAGAACCTGGCCGGACACGGTGCGCGTGACGGCGTCGGCCTTGAAGTCGGCGGCGTCCGGGGCTGTGACGAACCCGATCGTCACGGCCGCTTCGGAGTCGGCGAAGTTGACGGCACCGTTGGGCACCAAGGTGTTCTGCACGGTCTCCTCCGGCTGCGATGGGATGGCTGGCGCTGCCGGCGGGGGAGTCAGGGTCGGTGCGGGGATCGTGAGCCCGGCGCCGAGACGGTTGAGGATCCGCCGTGCCTCGTCGACCGACAGCACCCCCGCCGTGACGGCGAGGTAGATCTTCTGCGTCGCCTCGACCAGCGCCTTGACGTCCGCCCCCGCGGTGGCTGGGTCGCCGGCGGGCTTGGCGTTGGGGATGTCCTCGAGTTCGGCGATCCGCTCGTCGTTGTAGACACCGACCTTGCGGCCCAGCTCGTAGGTCTCCATGCGGGTCTTGGTGTCGCTGCGCAGGAACGCGCCGTACTCGGCTCGGACGTAGTAGCCGGGAGGGGTGACGTCCGGCATGGACAGTCGGTCCTCGATCGCGGTGACGTAAGCCGCGCAGGTGAAGTCGATCAGGTCGAGGCGACGCTGCTCAGCGTTCGCATACGTCCTGGATGTGGTCGAGACGCCGAGTTCCTCGGGATCCACGCCGATCAGTCGGGAGATCTCCAGCACCGCGTAGTCGCGGGCGGAGCCCAACTGCAGCTGTTCCGGTGACCACTGGAGCGTGTTCGCCTTGAGCGCCGCGCCGACGTAGCCCCACGTGCGCTCAGACCGGGATGTCTCCCACTCGTCGAGCACGTCCTGAACATCGCCGGGGTCCTGATCGGCCATGCCGTCCGCCGGCGAGAAGTAGCCCAGCGGCAGGGGATCCGATGCGTACCGTGACGCCGTGCGGTCGAGCAGCATCGCGGTGCGGATGGCTCGCGCGCCGGCGACGAGGAGTGCCTCGTTTGGACTGTCGATCCGGATCAGCTGAGCGTCGGGTACGAACTCTGTCGCCTGCCCCTGGGTGGTGCCGTCGGACGACACGTACACGCGAGCGTTCTCGCGCACGGTCACCGTGCGCGGCTCCAACCGCACGACCTTCGACGGGTAGCCGGTGCTGTCGAACTCGGTGATCCGCAACCACGCGTAGCCCTCGAACAGCATGTCCTCGAAGATCCGGGTCATCGTCACCGACCGGGCCACATCGGACTCGGGCTGATCGAGCAACTCGGAATCGACAGTGCGGCGGCTGGCGTCGTGCTTCTTGAGCCGCAACGTGCCGAGCGTGCCGCAGATCAGGTCACGACCCCGCTTCACCGCGGGGACACTCAACGCCTCGTCGCGGCTGACCCGCCTGGACAGCAGTCCGCCGCTCGAGGTCAGGTCGGCCATCTCGGCCGGGACGTTCAGCGTGAACCCGATCGGCCTCGACCAGCGCTCCTCGGACGCGCGCACCGACGCGCTGGGTGCGCTGGGTGCGCTGCGCCAGCTCGTGAGGGCGTGCCACCAACTGAGAGCCACCCGCTTACCGTACAGCGTACGTTCGACTATCGGACACTTCCGTCCGTTAGTCGGGCGTGGCGCGGTGACCTCGGAGGATCATCAGCTTCGGCGGGGCCGGCTCGACGGGCTCGCCCATCGCCCCGATTGCCATGGCCAGCGCCACCGCAGAGTCGATGCGCTTATGGGTGCGGCCCTTCTTCAGTGCCCAACCGCGGTCGGTCGAGTGAGGGGCAGCTGAGGAAACCTGATCCGAGAAGTCGGGCGACCCGTCATGAACGAGGATCCCGTCCATGATGAGGCGATAGGTGCGGGTGCAGGCGGAGATCATGTTGCGGCCCTGCTGTGGCCACCGGACGATCGGCAACTTCTCTTCCTCGAGTTCCGGCAGCGACGGCCAGAACGCGGGGTCGGCGGCGATCCACTTCACGTCGCATGTGGACGTGAGCGTGCGCAGGTAGTCGTCCACCTCGGACTGGTCGATCAGCTTGCCGGCCGGGAACCAGATCCGGGCCGACACCTGGACCTTGCCGTCCGGGCGCCGCTGGACCGTAACCACGGCGGACGAGTCCCGCCGCAAGCTCATGTCAACGCCGACGGGTGACCGTGCCCTTGCAGGCGTCCCACGCGCCGACCGGCAGCCACGACTCGTCGGTGGCCACCCACCAATTCCAGAAGTAGCGCTTCGCCCTGAACACGGGCATGCGCTTGAACTCGGCGACCAGCCGGCGCACGTTCGCCACCCCGGCCGCGGCGAGCGGGTTCGCCTGCAGGATGCCCTTCGCGATGTCGTCGTCGTTGGTCGGATCGAGACCGTCGTCGGCGCACATGTAGACGAACAGCTCGTCGTCGTCGAAGTCACCGCGCTGCCCGCGGGAGAACTCCTTGCCGAACATCGTCTGCAGGTCGTTGCCGGCCGTGGACAGCAGCAGGGTCAGTGAGTCGGCGCGCTTCGCGGTGCCACCGGCGGCGACGTCATACGCGTTGGTCATGCGCTCGGTGATCAGCTCGTGCGCCTCGTCGACGAGCAGCGTGGTCGCCTTCGACCCGTCCGCCTTGCGCACCGTTGCGGGGATCCGTCGGGCTTTGCCCCGGCCACCCTTCAACTCGACGAGGCCCTTCATCGCCGTGGCGTGCGGCGCCAACGGCCCCTCGGTGAAGGTGGTGCGGATCTCGTCGAGAATCATGTCGGCCTGGTCGAAAGACGAGGCCATGATCAGGACGTCGGGTGAATTGCGGCGCTTGCCCTTCGGCGTGCCGTCCGGCTTCCACGAGTCGAACACGCTCGGGCCGGCGAGTTCGAGGTCACCGACCCATCCGCCGAGAGGGGTCTTGCCGGAACCCTTGCCCAGCGACACCAACGCCTTGCGGTAGCGCCGTGAGCCATCGTCGTAGAGTTCGAGCAGCTTCCACACGATGGCCTTCTGGAACGGACGCATCCGCACCGGCAGACCGAACGCGTCGCCCTCGCCCATCCTGGCGTTCTTCTCCACCCAGCGGACCGCCTGCGGGCCGAGCGTCCGTTCCGGCAGCGGCACCGTGCCCAACGCGTCGAGGAACCGGGGGTCCACCTCGGACAGCCACGCCATCCGCGGGTCATCGAGGTGCTGCACCGGCCTACTCATCAGCGTCGTCCGCGAGGTCGTCCAGCGATGCCGCCTTCTGCCCCGCCACCAGCGCGACGCCGAGCGCCAGACGCGCCCGCGGCGACAACCCGAGCTGCCCCTCGGCGAGCCGGATCTCCGACGCCAACCTGACGCGCGCCCCGACCAGTCCGCTGTCCACCTCGGCGGCGGCGGCGAGCTGCGCTTGCACCCGGTCGGCCAGCTCGTAGAGCTCGAACAGGCGGACCACGGCCGGCAGGTCACTGACCGGGTCCATCAACGCGGCGACCGGCGAGGACCACAGCCCCACCCACTGTCCACGGAGGACGTCCGATAGGTCGGCTGGCGGATCCGGCGCCGCGGCGGGTTCAGCACCACCGCCGAGTGACGCGGGCATGTTCCGCCGCTGCCGATCCTCGGCCGACTTGGCGTCAGACATGCCCTCACCTCCCAAAAGGAAGTATCGCACGACCTCGACCTAACCTGAGGTATCAGACCTCCACCATGGTCGAGGTCGACCGCTCCCGGAATCGGGGAGACCGTACGCACGAAAGTTTGTGAGGGACGTGGCTCTGCGTGTGGACCGTGGTCCGGGAAAAATCGGAGGCGTCAGGCGCTCGCGTGGCGTTGCAGCCAGCGTTCGGCTTCGATGATCAGCGGCCTGAGTTCTTCGAGCACCGTCCGCGCGTTGGCTGGTGCTCGGTTGCTCGCTACCCAGTAGGTCAGGTCGAGGTCGCGCTTGCTGCTGTTGCATGGCCGGCACGCGGCTACCGCGAGGGCTGGCACGGCGACCATGTAGTCGATCGGCAGGCGTGCGATCACGTGGTCAGCTGTCGTGGCACGGTGGCCGCAGTACCGGCAGCGGTGTCCGTCACGGCGCAGCACGGCGTCACGCAGCGGGATCCACGCGCCCCTCCACTTGGGTGCGTCTGCTCGTTGTGCTCGGGTGTGCGGGTGCCTGCCGCATCTGCCACCACGGGCAGGCGTCCCGCACACCGAGCAGGGTCGGACTGGGGTCACGGTTGGATGGCCTCCACGGCCTGCACGATGGACAGCAGCACCAGGCCGGCGAAGCCGACCAGCAGCCACACGACCACGGCGGTGTAGCGGCTGGTGACCTCGCGCCTGCGCCTGCTGCCCTCAAGGGCTTGGGTGATCTTCTGCTCGAACGCGTCTACCTCGGGTCGGGTCATCGTTCCTCCACTGTGATGCCGGCGAGCTTCATGACGGCGCGGGTGATCATGAGTGCGTGCAGCTGGCATACGCCGAGCGGTAAGCCCGGCATGCCTGGCTGACCGCACGTCTCGCCGTCGTCGTCGAGCAGGGTGCAGCCGGTGAGAGAGGCGTTGATCTTGCCGTAGGTACTGGTCATGTTCTCTCCTCCGTCAGCTCAGTCGGGAGTACTGGCCGCGCCACGTCAGCTCGATGTCGCCGACCCGGCCGTGGCGGTTCTTGCCGATGTGGACACCCAGGAGGTGGGTCGGCTTGCCGGTCTTCTCGTGCAACCGGCGGGCGAGCAGCATCACCACGTCGGCGTCGGCCTCGATGGCACCGGACTCGCGGAGGTCGGCGAGCGACGGGTTCGGCCGCTCGTCGGCGCGGCGGTTGAGCTGAGCCGGGACGATCACCGCGACGTCGAGCTCGCGGGAGAGTTGCTTGAGGCCGCGGCTGATCTCGGCGACCTGCTGCTCGCGGGACACGTTCCGCTCGGGTTTGATCAGCTGCAGGTAGTCGACGGCGACCACGTCCAGGCCACCGCGGCGCTTCTGCGCGCGGGCCTCGGCGCGGATGTAGCCGAGGGTCAGGTCGGGCTTGTCGTCGACGACGATCGGGAAGTTGATGGCGCGTTCCTTGTACTCGTCGAACTGCTTCCACGAGTGGCTACTCAGGTCGCGGCGGCTGATCTCGTCGAGTTCGATGGTCGCCCCGTTGGCAACCATGCGGCCGATCACCTCGAGGGTGCCCATCTCCGCTGAGAACACCATCGCCGGACGACCGAGCGCGGCGGCGTGCTCGGCGAGCTGGTGCGCGACGATCGACTTGCCCTGTCCAGGCCGGGCGCCGACGACGTACAGCCTGCCGCCGTGCAGGCCGCCGGCGACCCGTTCGTTGAACTCGGGCCACGGCGTCGGGATGACGACGAACTGGTCTCCCTCGGCGCGCATAGCGGCCTCGAACTGGATCAGCAGGTCCCGGTAGTCGCGGGCCTTCGTGTGCGGGTGCTCGATGCTGTCCAGCTTGCGGAGTTCGTCGTGCGCCTGCATGAGCGCCACCGACGGGTCGTCCGCGGCGAGCGCCCGCTGCTGGATGCGTTGGGCGGCCTGGACCAGGCGCCGCAGCCGGCCGCAACGCTTCACGTCGGCGACCGCCTGCGAGAACTCGCCCGGCGCCGAGATGGCGGCGAGGCCGTCGAGGATCCGCTCGGCGGCGGCCGTGCTCTTCACGTCGTCGGCGGCGAGCAGGCTCCGTCGGGTGATGCGTTGGTCGGCGTCCCGGAGCTTGCGCGCCGCGGCCCACAGGGCGCCGTGGTGCGCGCTCCAGAAGTCGTGCGGTTCCACGTCGGTCAGCGCCTGGTCGCGGAGGACGGAGAGCGCGGTGGTCGGGAGCAGCGCCAGCAGGAAGTCTTCCGCCTCGGCGGGGTGCAGCGGGTCGGTCGGGTCGGTCATGCGATCCCTTTCAGGCGGGCGATGATCGTGCTGTGGTTGGCGGTGATCCACTGGCGGCGGTGATCCCGGAAGAACGCGGCTACCTCGTCCCGGCCGTCGATACCCACCGGGAGATCGGGGGTCTCGTAGGACAGGCCCGAGGCTGACTCGACCGCTGCGGCGTCGGCCGCCTGCCATTGCTGGCGAAGCCAGGCGGTGGCCTCGGCCTCGGTGCGGGTGACCGCGACCGCGTCGTCGCTCTGCCAGCAGCGCTTCGTGAGCCAGGTGCCGCCGAGCTTGATGAGCTCGTCGGACTTGCCGTGCACCTCGACGGCGTACCGGCGGACAGCCTCGATGAGGACGTCCAGGGTGGTGAGCTTGAGCGCGGCACGGAACGCCTTGAACGCGGCGAACTTGTCCTTCTTCCGCGGGTACAGCGCCCACCAGGTCTCGAACGCATCGGTGTACTCATCGGCGCGTTTCGACTTACGGCGCTTCGACGCAATCGGCGCAATTGCGCTAGTGGGTTCTTTTGGGTTTGTATAAGGGATAGACCTCTGGATTCCGGAGGTCTCAGCGGGGTTATCTGGATCTTCCGGATTCTGGACCTCTTGATCCTGGAGGTCTGGATCTGAGACCTCTGAAATCTGGAGGTCTTGCGACTCGATCAGTCGGTCCCGGTTCACGGTGTAGAGAGCGTTGTCGTGGCGGCGCCGGAGCTGCTCGACGTACTTCCCCTCGACCAGGGTCCGCAGGTGGTCGGACACAGTGGACGGTGCTAGCCCGGTGATGCGGGCGAGCGTGTCCCGGCTAGGCCAGCACTGGTCGTCACCGTTGGCCTTGTCGGCGAGCGCGACCAGCAGAACCTTCGGCCCGGCAGGCAGGCGGACACCCCATGACAGGGTGAGTAGCGAGTTGCTCAACTCCTATCGCCCCCCTCGTTGTCTGTCGTGTTGCGGGACCGCCACGCCTCCCACCGCTGGTCTGACCGGCGCTGCCACTGCCGGTCGAGTTCGGCCAGTCGGTCGGCGAGGTCCCGGCACTCGTCCACGTACGTCGTGTCGTCGCGCCCGGCCTCGAGCAGCTCGCCGAGCACGACGTAGGTGGACGCCATCTCTTGCCAGAGCAGGTCATCGCCTGCTTCACGCCATTCCCGGCGGGCGTCCGCGATCGACTCGCTGATGTCGACCGCGGACCCGCCCGCCTGACGCTCGCCCACTAGCCAACCTCCGGCACTGGCGGATCCACCGGGTTGGCCAGCTCGGTGATCGACGCGCCGTCCAGTGCATGCAGGGCAACACGTGCCGTCTCCGGAGAGGCCGGCCGGTGAGCAAGGATCGACTT